AGTGCTTTTATTACGTGTTTTGTGTGGCGGTTGTCGGGTTTCATGCGCACAGACCGGTACCTACCTCCGTTGGCGAGGTGATTACGCCGGGTGCCTTGTTTTTTACGCGCTCACAGTTCACGCGCTCACGATCGCTGCATGCTGTTAGCAATGCTAAAAACACCAATAAAACTAGGCTTTTTTTCATGGTCTATCGGTGTTTTCTTGTGACTGTTTAACAATCGCTAAATAGATAGCGTATTCTTCTTCGGTCATTTCTCTAATTTCATCGTCTATTTGTATATCGGGTCGTTTCATTTCTATGCCTTTCGGTATCCGTATACGGTGACTTTGCCAGCGGTAAAAGTTCCTACGTCTGTTGTCAATGTAAAATCTGTATACGACGTCGTGTTATTTAATATGCCGTTGCCTATACCGCCAAATGAGTAACCGTCATAGCCCATACCGATAACGCGCGTATTTTGCGCGGTAAAAGGCGCAAGAATTTCTAGAGTAAACGACGAGGCAACGGCGGTAGGTGTGCGCTGTGCGAACGCTTGAAAACTTGTCGTATTGGTGCCGTTTACGCCAACATAGGCAGCGCTGCTAACCGTACACAATGGAATACCGTAGTAATACCCCGTAATAGTTGATCCAAACGTCAGGGCTAAACTTGGATTTGTGGTGCTACAAACAAATCCATCTACAACTATTTTGTAAGAGTCGTAGGCACTCGAAAAAGCGTTAGTAACCACCATTGTTGTAGGCGTTCCTGTGACTGTGTGTGTTTTAACATACACAAGGCCCGAATTAGCTAAATACGTATTCGTATCGGCAGCTGTTAGCACCTCGCCAGTTGTAAAAGTCTTAATAGCCATAATTAGTATCCTAACTTGTTGTAGTCGAGCTGGCCGCGCGTTGCGTCTCCGAGGATTAGGTACGCGTTTAGATCGGCACCCGAAAGGTAAAAGGTAAACCGCGCGCCTTCGGGCGTGGCCGACATGGTGACGCCTTCAATAACGCAAACGTAGGTAGTGCCTCTAAAAGTAACTTCGGTTTGTGTTCCCGGGTAATACGGCAGCTGCGCCGGTATCAGGGTCGTGCCAAAACTTATAGCGCTATCTAAACGGTTAGGGTTTTGTACTTCTGCTAAAGCCGAAATAGACGAAATGGCTAGCGCTGGCGTAGAGAAGTTGCCTAGTAGGTAGTTGGCGTAGTCAAGCGCCGCGGCGTTAGAGGAGCTAAGAGTATTGACGCTGTAGGTGCGGTAGGGCAATGCCGCGCCCGGATCGGTGACGGTTTGTACCGCAAAACTTTCGGGGTTTACCGTAACTTGCGTGTAGTAGTTATCGGCTAATGACGTAAACGTTATTTGGTCGTAAATCTGCTTTTGATTTAGTGGCGTCGCCTGATCTTTAGTGGTGAAATATAAGCCGCCCTGATCCGGTACAAACGGGGACAGTAGCCGGACACCGCGTACGCCTGCGCTTGCTACCTCGCGCAACCGGGCATTAAACGATAGGGCAATGCTTGCTAGCCAGTCTGCCCACGTGCCACTAATGGTGGTTGCAGCGCCAGCGGTAGCGCTCGAGCCTTGCCAGTCCATGTATACATCGGTTTCGGTGCGGGCGTCGTCCATTTGTACGGTAAGGGTGTTGGCGGCCATTGCGTAATCGAGACCCTGCATACGGCCGAAACGCGCAAATTCGCCTTCTAGGGAAATGCTTAGATAGTCGGCGTTGCCTTCCCCGTCCTCGTAAGGTATGCCGTAATTGACCGAGACATCGGAAATGTAGCCGCGGTATATGAGCTGCTGGTAGACGTTTGCGGTCGATAAGTTGCGTATAAGTACTTCGGTGCCGGGCACTAAATCGGTTATGGGTGACGCGTAACCGGTGACGTACCGTACAACTATTTCGGCGGTGCTACTTCTAATTTGTTGCAGCTGCGCTTGAACACCGCAACTTATATTTACGGCTACGACTTCGGTTAATGCTGTTTCGCTGGCACCTACGACGTACGAAACTTGATAATTCTGTAAGCCCATTAGTACGCGTTGCTTACCCGGATAGGTATAGATCCGTTTTGGCGCATGTATGTACGTAGCGCTGCTACTACTGCGTTGGGGTCGCCGCCGTTTACTTGAATTGTGACGTTTGTACCGCCGCCGAAATCGCCTAAGCGGTCTAGTGGTATGACGGCTTCGGGGCCGCTACCTTCACCGATCATGGCTAGGGTGGGCTGGCTCACGATGCCGCCGCTAGCTAGCGTTGCGATACCCGAAAAATCTATGCCGCTTAGGGCTATTGGGTTTGCTGCTAGCCAGTCGCTAATAGCTTGAAAGTCGAGCGATGCCGGGGCGGAACTAACGCCGCCAGTATTCATAACGCCACCTACAGCGGCCGTAAAACCGCTTGTAAGGCCCGCTACGCCACCTGCAGTGTTTACTGCGTTGAGCTTAGGCGTATAGGTCGCTATGACCGCTTCAATGCCTGCCACAAGGTTTGCGCCTGCAGTTACGCCAGCCGTGTAAAATTGCTTTGCGCTGTTTTGGCCTACCTTGTCGGCGATGCTTTGCACGTCGGCGGTTAATGTGTTGGCCTCGAGAATAGCGCCAGCGCTGCCTAGTAGTTCCTGCGCTATCGCCGTACCGCCGTCTACGCCTGCGTTTAGTACTTGCTGTAGCGCCGACTCTGAAAGCCCGGCAGCCAACAGACGATTAACCAATACGCCAAATTCTTTAACTTTTTTGGCTTGTACTTTTAAGTTGTCTAAAAAGCTTTTCGGGGTTGCTTGTGCTTCGCTTAGTTTCTTGTTAGCAGCCGCTAGATCTAGGTAGGCCTCGGTTAGTCCTTCCGGGTCGCTGTCGGCTATTGCTTTTGCTACTGCCTTTTGTGCTAGCGCGACGTCTGCCGACGCTTCGGCTACAGCCTTAACATTGTTGGCGGCTGTCTCTTGAGCTGCGCCAAAAGAATAAGACGATGAAACAGCATCGGAAACCGAGCTAGCGAAATCGTCAAACTTGCGGGTCGCTGCCTCGAGTACGTCGTTGGCGTCCTCTAGCGCTTTCTTAAACTTTTCGCGTAGTTCTGTTTTTAGCACTTTAAGTGTGGCCGCTAGCTTTTCGGCGGCCGCTTTTGCTTTTTCTTGCTGTGCTTCTAAAACGCTCGTAGCTTTTGCCGCTTCACGTGCCGACCGTTTGAAATCGTCAAAGTCTCGCGATGCCACAGGGCCTACGAAATTGTTTAGATCCTCTTGGTTTTTAATGACTGGTAGCAATGAGTCGCCGTAAGCCGTGGCCGCGCCTCGTGCTGCGTCCATCTTGCTTTTGATAACTACAAACGCGGCAGCGCCAGCTAGTGCAGTAACAATGCCTATACCGGTTGCTACTTGTACGGCTGTATACGACGACGCTAGGGCATAGTTAATGGCGGTAGTTATAATGCTTATGGCTTTCCATGCTTGCATTGCCACATTGGCTAGCACTATGGCAGACGCAAAACCGCCAACAGCTAAGCCCATTAAAACTATTAGCGGGGCGTTTTTCTGTGCGAATTGCCCGATGCCTACAAGGTACGGTAGCAATGCGTCTATGGCTGGTATTAAAGCGTTGCCTATGTTTTCGTAGGTTTCCGATATTGCTATTTTGAGTTTCTTAAAACCGCCTTGCGCAGTGTTTGCCGCTTCGGCGCTGGCCCCGCCAAAGTTTGTTTTAAGTACTTGTAGTACGTCGGAGAAATCGCCGCCGTCTTTAATTAGTGCTGCTATTTCGGGCGACAATGTGCGTAGGCCTTTTGTGTTGCCTGCGTAGCCTTTAGCTAGTGCATCGGTGACGGTCGTTAAGTCTTTACCGGTTGCGGCCGACAGGTCTAGCCCGACGCTTAACAGCTCTTGAGCCTTGCCTAAGTTTTTAGTACCTAGCAAAAGTTTTGATAGTGCCGGTCTAAGTTCGTCGTCGGCCACGGCCGATGCCATAGACAACTGATCGATATAGGTTTCTGTGGCGGCTATGGTTGCGTCTGTTGCGCCGGTAGTGCGTTGTAACGTGCCCGCTAAAAGTACTTGCGCGGCTTGATCGTCCATCGCCGCTTTAGCGGCACCCATAGCGGCAGCGGCTAAACCGACCACGGCAGCGGCGGCGGGTACGGCCGCTTTTTTAATGGCATAGCCCGACTTTTCCGACGCGGTGCTTAAATTCTTAAATTCCCGGGTGGCTTTATCGAAACCTTTAGTATCTAGGCTCGAGAGAATTGGTATAGATAGTGCCATTATTTGTATTCAATCTTTAGAGCTACGTTCATTTTGACAGATACCCGATCGATTATTTTGGATAGTTCATCTTCTACAGCTGGCATAACTGCAACCACGCCCGGGGTAAGCGATCGGGACGCGCGCGGGTTAGGGCCTTCGCCGTCGGTTATTAGGTTTGTAACGAATTGCGAGCCGTCGCGGATACCGGCGTGATCCCATAGAGCAGCTGCGGCGTCTTTTTGTTGGGCTACCAGTAGCGCATAGGGGCGCCCTTTGAAATCGACCGTCTGTGTGTATGCGTTATTTATTTTGCGGCCGTCAAGTATTAACGGTCTGCTAAATGTCACGGTACGTTCACGGCTGGCGCGTTTACCTACAACGGTTTTAACGCCATTAGCTACGTTTTTAATATTGTAGATAGTTTCGTTACGGCCTTTAATCATTGAGCCGCGCGCCATACCTGATAGTGGGTAGTCGTTCGGGATCATTGACCGCGCCGACTCGACAACCATACGGCCTGCGCCAGCTTGAATGTCTGTAGTTATTTGGCGTCTAAATTTGGGGTCGAATTTGTTTAGTTCGGCGAGTGTTTGCTGTATGCCGAATACTTGAGCGCTAGCGGCGACGGGCATTAGATCGCTCCCGTTCGCGGGCTTGTGTGTTTAGGACATCTACTACAGTTGCTAAATCGGCTGCGTCGAAATCTATAGACGGTGGCCAATAGTGAACCGCTACCAGTAGCTCGGCTAATTGTCGGCGGTAGCTGCCGACTCGGTAGGGTTTGGGTTTTCACTATCTACAACTTCCAGCGCGGAACACTCTTTAATGAATTGATCGAAAGAAACCGGCACCACGATATTAGCCATTTTACTTGCCTCGTATGCCATGTAGGCAAGGTGTTCCATAGCTACGCCGCTTGCTAGATCGCTTGCGCGCATTTTGTATTTACGTTCCCATAGCACTACGACCATTAGGTTTGTGTGTACGTCGTATGTTGCGTCGTTGCGGGTTACGCGAATTGTTATATTCATGTCGGGCCTTTTTGTTAGGGGTTTTGGTTTATGACTCGTCTACGGTGTAGACGCCGCCAGTAAAAACTACGTCCATAGTATTTAACTCGCCTAGTGCAAAGTTCACAGGTAACGAGGCAAGAAAAGTACCGGTCAGGGTTAGTCCGGGATTGGTTGCGCTATAGGTGCCCGGTGTTGCTGGCGCTTCGGGTGAAACGATAACGGTAGCGGTTGTACCTACAAGGCTTTTAAGCGTTGCCCATGTTTCGGAAGCTGCAAACGATCCGTAAAAACTTAGCGTTAAAGAGTGATCGCCTAAGCCCTTAACGTACGTGTTATCTACAGAACCGAACGCGGTGGCCGTAAGTTGCGCGTAGTCAATGGAAAAGTTTGCGGCCGTACATTGGTCGCTCATATTTACGGCCCCGATTAGAACGTGGGGATTGCTTAGAAGTGTGCTAGTAGCCATAGGGTTTAGTCCTTTTTATCGGTGTCTGTGTCGGTGTCTATATCTGTTTTAGCAGATTTTGCGAGCTTAGTGGTGGAGCCTTTACCAATAAAGCCGCCAGCGATTAGCGCTTCAATATTTGCGCCCTTAAATCGTTTGTCGTCGGGGTCAAATTTGCCGCCTACAACGCCTAGACGTTCTGAAAGAATTACGTACATTTTGTGCCTAACTGGTTTGCGCTTGAATGTTTATATTTAGATCGTAGGCGGGTAGCTCTACCCCGCCGATAATAGCCATAGTTGGCCGTCCGTCGGTGACACCTACAGACGCGCCTAGTACTTTTGCTGCCAAATTCATTAGCGACCGTTGCGCGTCAAGGTTGCCGGGGCCTAGCGTGATGCACCGCACCGGGAAACTCATTTTAACTATGTTGCCGTTGTAGGCCTGAAATGTTGGGGCGTCGATGAACACACACGGCGGCACCAAATTTCTTGGATCGGTGACAACTTGAAGGCCCGAGATAGTAGCAAGTTTCGCGGCGAGGTCGTCTAGACACTCGTTAAACAAGTCTGTAAAGGCTGCTACGGCCATTACGCGAGCGTTGGGCGGTCAATACCCAATAGTTGTTTAATGGTGCCGTTAAGGCCGTTAGAGCTGGCGACGCCGTAACCGTCAAAAGTAGCCATATCTTGCAGGCCGCCGCGCTGGCGATACAACGCCCCGCCGTATTGGGTCGTTCCAAGTTTTACCGCGCCGTTAGGTACGGTGCCGGGTAGATCCTGATAGCCCGCGATTTTTCTACGAGTAAAACAAAATTCGTTAGCGGCAGCTGCGCATACCGTTAGAAAACTTGTATCGGCGGCTGTTGCTGTGCCGATGCCTAGCCAATCCTCTAAATCGGCTACCGATACCCACGTGCAAGCTACAAGATCGTTAGTAACTGTTCCTGTGCTGGCGGCGCGTTGTACGTTGTCTGCCGTGACGGGGTAAATAATTTGGTACGGCACCGGTACGAGATAGTCGTACTGTAAATCGCCCTCGTTAGAAACGCCAATAAAAAGATATTCGGGCGTTGCATAAACGGTACGTGATCCGTTAAATGTGGCAGTTACCCCGGCAACGGTGACAGCATCACCGGGGGAAATGTCATGCGGCTCGAGTAGCTGCAACGACGCGTAATTATCTATAAGCGTTTTATGGGTGACTGTGTAAATAGCCATTGGCGGCTAACCGCCTTTCGGGCTACGCGGGGATTACTAATTTAACGAATTTGGTAGCGTCGGCCATGTAGGCGGCGGCGTAACCACGGAACGCAATAGTACGGCCCAATGTGCTTGGAACGTCTACCGAAATAGCGCCCTTCATTTGTTCGTAAAATTCGAAGCCAGCAGCAGGCCCGGCAGCATGTCCTACTACCGCACTATTTGCGGTCATATTTTTATCTACGACCATAGTAAGCCCGAGAGGCGCACCGTTCCACGATGTAGCCGACTGCGTACCCATTGCGTTTTGTCCAATGAGATTAGGCGCGCCGACGAATGGGAAGCTAGGTACACCGGTTGAGCTAGTCAATTTACCGAGCTTGTACCACGCCACCGGATCACAAATAAAGTGAGTAGGCAAGTAGTTAGAAACTACAGAAATTTGGTAGGCCGCGCCGTAAATAGCTTCGAGCCAGTCCTGCGGGTCGGTTGCGCTTGTAACGTTTTCGGTTTGTGTAACGCCCGACAGCATTGTGTCTACAGCGTAATTATCCGTGGCTTGTCCATAGGCGATAGCAAGTTGCTCGAGGATAATTGAGATAGATGCGGGGTCGCTCCAATCAAGATCCTGTTCGGAGACGGTCACATATGTACCGAAACTAAGCTTGCTAATGTCCGTGTTTGTCACGGTCACAGTTGAAGGATCAAGCGTATTTAGCTGGCCTGTTGGCTGCTGTGTTACTACGGGGCGCGTCCCAATTTTCGGGCGGCGGAATGTTGCACCAGCTGTAGGCATCGCGCGTGTCCCGATTGCAGACACAAAAGGTCTGATCGGATTTAGCGAGTCGTACACACTGCCGGTGATAATTTCCGGAAGGATACCCGGGGTATCTGTGGTGGTGATATTTGGCGCGGCGGCTTTAATTTTTGCGTTAAGCGCTGCAAACTCTGACGGGCTAGACGCGTACGCGGCCATGTATTCGGCCGGGCTAGGCATTGTAAAACGCTTAGGCGCTTCTGCCCAAATTGGCGCGGTAGGTGTTGCTGCTTCTACGGCTGCTACTTCGGGTGTCTTTTCCATTTCGGGGGTTTCCTCATCTAGTGGGTTTTCTGAATTATTGTCTATTTCGTCGGGGTTGTGGTGGATACTTGCCGACGCATAAACCTCGGTAATTTTTGCGGCGTTAAATGCCGGTTGCGGCACTAAAGAAATTTCGTCGATTGTGGCAGCTGTAATACGCATCGTGCCGGCGTCGTCGGTTGTCCATTGCTGCGGTGTGATCCCTACGGACACGTCTAGTACGCCGTCTGCGCTAAGTGTTAGCGCGGTGTCACCTAATGGTGTGGCACTAATGCGGGCAGAAAATAGCAGTTCGTTAGGGCTTGAATTATCAAGCTGTGTGACAATGCCGACGGGCTGGCTTGAGTCGTGAAACATGTAAACGCGGGGCATGCGATCGGGTGCGGTAAGGCTGCCCGGTTCGAATAAGACGGACTCGCCCGATGACACGGACGCGGTTACGCCATATGGCGCGGCAATGCCCATAATGACACGTTGCCCGGGGCGGCTGCCGTCCGGGGCTGCTGCGTCTACGGTGATTGCGGTAGCGGTTAATTTAATCATTAGCTCAAAGGTACCTTAACTGTTTCCTCTACTAGTGGCATTTCGTCGGCTTTATCGCTCGAGTAGTCGCCCATGTAATCTGCTTCTAAATATGCCTTCGGGTTTAATCGTACGTAGGTACCGCGTGGTAGTACGTTGTCGCTGCTCAATGTCTCGCTAATGCATGTGGCGTAGGCCTTGCATGCAAAGAGCCATAGCTGCTGGCGAGCGTCGGCATTGTTCGAATAATTGTAACCGCCGATACTTAAGTTACATAAAAACCCGGGGATATTGGCTAGTCGTGACATTTCGAGCGCTTGAAAATTGCGCGCTTCGGCCAGCATCATTTTATCGGGTGTTGCATTTGTCTCGGTGTACGTCAAGTGTTCAGAAATGGCAGCGACGCTATTAGTCATTCGTGCGACGTTGAAAGATTGCGCCATTTGCGCTAATTCTTCTGCGCTTAAAGGCTGGCCGCCAGTTTGTTTAAGCGTTCCGGACGGCTGCACCGCAACCGCATTACGGTTAGCTGCCTGCTCAAGCTTAAGCGCTGTGTCAATTGCGCGCGGGGCCACAGTCGTTAGCGCCTGAATAGGGCTAATAAATTGGATCACGTCTTTATAGTCAAGTGGCAAACCCAAAAACATAAGCTGTTTAGACGGGCCGTAACTTATTGCGCCCTGTTGATCCATTGTGGTTACAAGGTTTGCGGGGAGACGTTGAAACGACGCGGGGTACCCGTCGGCCGTCCTACTTTTTACATGTAGGTAGGCAACCCCCATAAAAAAAAGATCATCGAATAACCATGAAAACGTAAAGTTATTTGTATTGTCCGGGTCTAACCGCTGTAGCCAGCTGCGCGGCGCTAGTGGGATTTCTTCCATTTCTTCGCCGTTCCATTGCAGGGTATACATCTCTAAAGGTAGGCAGCCAATAACGGACGCGATCAGATCACGGGCGCGGGAGATAGTCGGTACCGACATGCAACGGGCGCGCGCGCCGTCTTCTGCGTAAGCAAAATATGGCGGGCCTATTTGACTTGCGCCCTGATTGCCTTGCTGCTGGTAGCCGTAACCTACGGCGGCTTTTACTTCGGGTTCGGCTATGCCGTAAACGGGTTTTGGGTCGCGTCGAAATAAAGCCATAGGCGCATTATGCCACAAGCCTTAACGGTGTGGGTGGAATTGGGGCGCCCGACGCGCCCCAAAACCGATCTAATGCTAACCGTTACTGAACGCGACAATAGGTTTAGCGTTATTCGCCGGGCGTGAAACCATCGCTACAGCGAACACCATAGCGCGCGCCATTTCGATAGGGCCACTAGATCGCGCCGATGATAGGGCTACGGTTTGCTGGTGTCGTACAAGTACTGCGCGCTCGGTTTGTTCTATTAAAGATATTTCCCCCGAGTGTGCTACGCGGCCTTCAACAATTAAGGCGCGTACGCCTTGCGTCCATCGGCCTAGCTCTCGATACCCAACTATGGCGCGGCGGCTGTCATATTCCCGGGGGCATGAAATTTCAAACGGCGGGGTAATAGTTAGTTGTACCGACGGGTTGCGCATTTGTTCCGCAATTTTTTCCCATGCTGCCGCGAGGCTGTCCACGTCAAAAGCAACGGTAACTAATGATCTGTTGGCGTCTTGTACGGCGCGTACGCCTACATAGCGTGTACCGTCTAACGATGTTTCTACGCTTAACGTCCCGCCCGGCGGTATTGGGTCGGTCGTTACGCACGACGCAAATAGCCCGGGTTCTAACCATGCCGTATTATCGGCAATCCAAATATTTACAGACGATCGTAAAAAGCTAGAACGGT